GTTCAGTTACAGAGAATTTTTCAGTACCCTTAACTGGATTAAAAACGTAATCACCGGTAACACTAGCTAATGAATTTGGATCAATATCAGGATTTCTCTGTACTGCCATCTTAACTGATTTCCATTTAATGGCTTTCTTAGGATAAGGACCACCAATAACATCTTTATCAAGTGCTAACAATGCAATGACATCTTTTGGATCAAAATGTATATCTGCATCTAAAAATAATAAATGTGTACAGTCTGAACGATGGATAAATTCATCCACCAAATAATTTCTGGCCCGAGTAATTAAAGACTCATTGAAAAGAAATGAAAATTTAATTTGAATACCATATTGCATACAGACGGCTTGTAAATCTAAACAAGCTTTCGCATACAAACCATGATTCATACCACCATACATTGGTGTGGCTACAAATATACTTTTCTTTTGTAGTTCTTCTTTTTTAACTGAAATTTCCATTTGCTCTCCAAGAAATAAAAAAAAAGGGAGTACCACCTTTACGGTGGTCTCCCTTATAAGTGGATTAAGCGTTAGCTAAATCGTAACCTGCTTTGAGTGC